AAAATCGTATTCAACGAGTAAGACCGCCGCTTCCTTTTGACCGGGCTTTAGTTTCGTTTCGTCGTATTGAAAACGTTGCATAATACGTCCTCCTTTCGTGGAATAAAATAACGGAGGGCATCGTAGCCACTCCGCTTAGCCTTCGAGTTCTGGAATTTTGTAAGAAATGTTTCGGGCTCAGGGCGCGAATTTCGAAAAACCGATACCCCCGCCCCTATTTCGGCGAACACTTGTTCGTTGCATATCGATGTATAGTATATTCATCGCTACTTTACATAAGGTCTTTTATGTAATATACAGTCGATGAATAAACGTTGATATAACGCCATTTCACAAAGTTACGCGAATTATCGTTTATGCACGATTTTATGCAAACGTTGATATGGCGCTATTTGCGGCGTGTTTGCGAGTTTGTGAATCGGTTGTCGAATGCATAAATTTCGAATTCGAGATAACGCCAACCCCTCGAGTTTTCGGCGGTCTGTCCGCCGTGAACGCGTTGCCCGGCGAAATCGACCGTTCTCGTAACGGACAAACACGCGACTATTCCGATAAGCTTCATTATTATATTGGCGAATAGGCAGCGTGTTACATCGGCACGGAAAAAGTGTGCGCTTATTTGGACAAATCGCCAAAAAGTGTGCGCTTATTTGGACACCCAAAAACAGCGTTCAGCCTTACAGCCGCAAGGGATACAGCGATTTTTGAGGCGAAATTATTTCTTTATCTTTGTCATCTTTGTCTTCGACAAAGTGCGTCACTTCGCTCACATACGTTCGCTTCGTTCCGCAAATCAGCGAACAGGATATACATAATCACTTCTTTTGATTCTGCGACAATGATATCTTGATTGCAGGTGGCCAAGTGTTAGCTTGGACGCCTGCACGTGCTTTAGCACGTTTTATTTCGGCTTAACGTTAAATACCGCTTGTAACGTTTTATCAGGTTCGCTATTCTTGCGATAAAATACCCACGGATTAAACATATAAACACGCTTGCCACCTACGATTACTTGCGCTATTACATATTCGCCGTCAAACGTCATTTTCGGTAATCTGCGACTAATTTCGCTCGGCGAAACTCCGATCGCTTCCGCCAATGTTTTACGTGTAAACCATCGTATTTTATCCGGGTTCGTTTCGAATGGATTCTCGCAAAGAGCGTTCGTTTCGTAATGAACAAACGGCAACATGCGATAAATCAATCCGATGTCAGCCGCTTTAACTTCGCGATAAACTCGTTTTATTTTCGTAGTGTACGACTTCACAACGTATTGATCTGCGAAAGCGCCACGGAAATGGTATCGAGGATTTACCGCATACGTGTCGTTATTTTCGATAATAATACCGTGTTCAACACACGCTCCTAAGAAATTGTAAAACGTACTTCGTTTGCGATTTAATTGTAAAACGCTCATCATATTGCTTGTTGTCATTGGCGTTTTATCGCTTTTTACGATTGTTCCTTCGCCGTAATCAACGTAGCATTGCAACAACATTAAATAACCGCATTGTGTCGTTGTTAATACGTTATATACTTCGTGCAGATTACGCATATTTGAGGCGGTAAAGTCCGGTTGCCTGCTGCGTTTTTCTTTTAATTTACGATAAGCATCGTCTTGATTGCGATGTCTCAGCGTGTATTCGCTCGATCTATCTTCGCCAGTTTCGATGTCTATAACGCGTAAACTACTCATTAGCGCTCACCACGCTTTCTCGCAGGTTATAAATAATGTCGCGGGTATGATACTCAACAAATGCGTAATTTATCTTTCGTTCTTTACCGTATTTTGTTTGCAAAAATAAATAAGCCATCTTTTTCGAAAGACGGCGTATGGTGTCATTATCCATTTTCTTTAGCGAATTCAAGTGAACACTAGCTTTTAAGAAACGGTTTAACTGCGGAAGAATGCTTTCGCCATTCCAATACGGAGTATTTACACGAATCAAAAGTCTTTCACAATCGCAAAATAATCCAACAACATTACCTTGATTATCTACTGTTTTTGACGGTACATGCTCAATTTCGCAATAAGGACAATATATCAAATCTAGTACCATTATATTTCCTCCTATTTCGTTAGATTTTCGTTGAATTTAAAATAAATTTAAAAAAGCGCCGGTTCAACCCAGCGCTAATCCCTATTCACGTCTCCTTGACGAGCCGTTGTAAAAAGTTCCCTTTCCCTGCTTATATAACCAACTGATTAAGCGGAAGTAAGTCGGTTTTAGCGCAAATAGTACGTATTCTTACCGCTTTGCATACCGCCATCATCGTCCGTATAAGCTACCGACCGTTTGCCGGTCACATGCGCAGGCCCAACGTGAACCTCCTCGCGCCATATTTCCGACTTCTTTCGCCTGCCATATTGCCGGTCGCTCATGACCGCGTCCTCTTCCAGCGCCATTTTGTCCGGATGCGGGTCGGTAATCTCCTCGTACAAACAAAGCGTCGCCAGTCGGTCAAGATGCGCCGGGTCAGGTCGGCGGCCAGTCGCGGCAATGTATTCGTCCGTCAGCCGTTCAATTGCGGCGAACCGGGACCTACGGTCCAGTTTGCCCGCCTTTGTCTGTGTCCATAGTTCGTTGATTCTTGCGTTAAATTGTTCGTTATTCATTCCACGTCAGTCCCTTCGGTTAATTTACGTTCGGCCAGTTCGTCGCGCACGTTTTCGAGGCGTTGGTTGGCGATGCGGACGTATTCGGGCTCGATTTCGAAGCCGATGAAGTTTCGATTATTACGAAGGGCGGCTACGCATTCCGATCCGCTACCAACGAAAGGTATTAACACAATATCATCAACGTTTGATGACGCTTTAATTATTCGATTACACACACCGTCATGTTTTTGTGTTGGATGACCTGTGTATCTTCTATCGTTAGCAGGATACCTGTTGAAATACCAACAATCTGTGGGGTTCTTACCTAGAGGATGATTTCTTTTATCGTTATATTTAGATGTGATTCTTACATCATCAATATTAAACGTATACCTTTTCCGACCTTTTGTATAAAATAAACATTCTTCATGTCTAGGAGCAAAAATTCTTGTTGCTCTATTTCCGGAACCGTAGTGCCAAATAATTTTATTCCTCAATGTGACGTCATAATTTTCCTCAATATAAACTTGTATCCAAGAAATGTTCGACCAACCGCCCCAAATATAAAAACTACCGCCTTCTTTAAGAACCCTAACACATTGATAAATCCATAAACCACACCATTCTAACCAGTCTCGTCTACTTCTCCATTTAAAATCAAAATCACCTTTAATTTGGAAATAAGGTGGATCCGCAATAATCAAATCCACGCTACCATCCGGCAACAATCGCATTCCCTCTAAGCAATCCATCTGATAAATCCGGTTTAACTCAAGGCTTCCTAACGTTTTCTTTTCGCTCATCCTACCGCTCCCCTTCCGCATCAGTAATCGAATTGTCTACGCCAAGCGCGTACCCTTCGCCCATTCTCGCCCACTCTTCGTACACACGCGCCACCTTTGCCGTTGCCACCGTAACCAGTCGATTGACCGTTTGCTTGCTGGCTCCCATCCGCTCGCCTGCTTCCACCTGCGATAAGTCCTCGAAATACACTAGCGTAAGTGCCTCACGCTGCCTTTCGGTCAGGCCCGCCAATTCAATCGCCGTTGCCAAGTCAACGAGCAAGATAACTGCGTCATAGTCGCCGTCATATTGCCGTTCAACTAACGCGTGGTAGTCGCGCAATAAGCGTTTCACACCGGATGGTGAGTTAAAGGCAAAACGTGCTTCATACGTTCGCATTTTCGCTTGTTTGTCGTGATTAGTTGCGGACAATTCCGTCACCTTCCGTGATTTCAAATGTTAATTCTATGTGTCCGACATTAGCGTCCTCCATATCAATAAGCGTCCAAACCGCTTCAATTCCGTTCTTACGTAAAATCTCGCAAATTTTTTCCGCAATTTGCCTATCGTTCATTTCATCGCCTCCAAGCGTTTTAGAATTTTCTGCGGTAGTCGTTCGTCGTTAATTTCGGTCCGTATTTTTGCGATAAAATACTCGGGCGGCACGTAGTAACCATTTCCGCCTACTTGTATGAATTTCACGAAATTACGGACGACTACGACAGCGCGCCCGCCAAGTCCGAACGCTCCTTGGCCTTCGGTAATTATTTCGATAGCGCCAACGAAACCGAATCCATTAACGATAAACACGCGCCAATCTTTCTTGTAATAACCTATTCGCTTTAAAATTCTATCCCGGTCAAGTTCGATTATTTTAGGTATCATCTAACGTCCTCCACTCCGTTATATTCCGTATTCTCCTTCCGCGCCCGTTCTGTTTCCCGCCAACGTTTAACCACGTAATGAATCGCTCCATCACGGTAAAACATAAGCTCGCGGTAAAGTCGGTAGTCGATTTCGAACGTGTACTTATCGTAGTAAACGTAGCAACGTGGGAAACTCGTTCGGCAATATGGTTTGTCATACGATTTGTAAACCGGTTTCCATCCGTATTTCGTACGCCATACACCTTTCGCATCAAATCCGCTTTCAATCGGTCCCCACACTTTTCCGATCACTTGCGTTCGATCAACGCTCCACGGTCGGTAATAGTCCGAACCGAGAAATTCGAGGTAATCGTCTAAGTTAAACGGCGGCGCCGACGGATTTTTAATGCGGGCGTCGAACAGGCGGCAAACGTTGTTTTTGGCGGAGATTTTAATCGCGGGGTTAGCCAGCATGGCGCATGTCTTTGATTCGTGGGTGAAATGGCGACAGTCGGCGCAAGTGTAACGGCAGGCGTACGGACCGGTGTATTCGAGCGATTGCATTAAGTCGTGGTCTATTGCGGTCATTTCGCCGCCTCGTTTCCACATCCGTTCAAGCGCATCATCAATGCTTTTCAGACGTTCGGTTCTATTTTCACTCACACTTTTCCGCCTCCGTTTCTAGGAATCTCGTAAATTGCTTATGTCCGTCGGCACCTAGCTTGTCGAAAGAATCCCAGCGCGACAGCCCGTGTAACTTGCGAAATTCCGCTGCTTTTTTCGAAATCCACGCCATATATTCCCAAGTCTGCCATTCGTCGCCCTCGTGTAAGCCATGCGCCTTACAATACGCTACAAACCTTGGCTGACATTCCGCAAGGTTAGGAACTTTCGCCATCATTCCGCCTCCTTCGTGGCTTGCCATTCCGCCACAATCTCGTCCTGCCAATCGAAATCCCACGTTGACCGCAATTCGACCGTGCCGTCCACGCGCCGCCACTCGACTTCTTCGCCAGCGCCGAGCGTCAGTTCTTGCCAACGGTAAGGTCCGTCAGGATACGTTCGACTTGCGTCACGAAAACCGTCACAAGTGTCGTTGCCGTGCGAAAAGAAGAAAGCTTCATTTCCTTTTTCGATACCGTACCATGACGGCAAATGCGGGTATAAGTTTTCTCGCATCAGGTTTCCGTCGGTAAAATCTTCGACTAATTCGTCTAGTTGCGTTAAACCATCGCCCCATTTGTCGGTTGACCGACCTTTTTCGTCCCAACCAATGTCGGTTACCTTTGCGAAGTATGCAGGTGTTTGACCTTCGAAAAATTCCGCGCCAAAGCCGTCAATATCGTTCCAATCAGATCGTTTAAAGTTACTGCCCCATCGTTTTGTGACTGCCTTGATTTTACGGGCGTTTGGCGTAACTTTTCGCACAATTAATATTTGCGTCGACACCGTGGTTCCAACGTGCTGGAACGTTTCGCCCGGCAGCATGATCGTCGCGACTTGCCAACAATTGTTAAATAGCAGCTCGCGGGCTTTGCGCGTTTGCGTATTGAACGAAACGCCCATCGGCAGAATGAACGCAATATAACCGCCAGGTTTCGTGTTTCGGATCGCGTGCTCAATGAACACGGCTTCCGACTTGCCGCGCCATTCATTTTTTCGTTTAGATAGCGTCATCCAGTCGCTAAAATCGCCTTCATAGGTTTTGATCGTGATTGTTTGGCCATATGGCGGGTTGCCGATCACAACATCGTAATAATTTTCGCGATTGTGTAAAATGGCGTTGCCCTGAATGACGTTCGCACGCGGGTAAATAAGCGAAGTCACTTTCGCGCTTGTCGGATCCAGTTCAATCGCGGTGATTTCGGCATCGGCCGGTGCGTGCTCGAGAAAAACGCCGGCTCCGGCCGCAGGTTCCAACACCTTTGGCGCTTTTGGCAGTCGCGGCTTCAGCACGGCCCACATGAACTTGGCGACATGGGTTGGCGTGAAGAACGCGCCACCATTGAAGCCTTTCGGCAAAAGACCGCCAGTTGACGTGTAGTTTTCGCGAAGGAACCGTATGTCCTCGTCAGTTATTTCGCTACGATCTTTTGCGACGATTTCCATGGCCTTAACATTGGCCGCCCATCGTTTTCTTTCGGCCTTTCCCATTGAATCCCGCCTTTCGCTTGATTTTCGTTAATCAACCGGTTAAAATTATCGTAAAATTATAAAATGGGGTGTTCGTTTGAAGAAATACGATAATCTTTTAAAGGGGTTCGAATTTGTGCCAGCCGATGGCACGCCTTCAATTACGCTGGATAATCAACGCAGATTCTACATAAACACGGCCGCCCGTAAATTGCTCGGCATAAAGCCGTACACTCGCCTTGCGATCGCCTACCGAGCGGCCGACAAAGCGCTTGCCATCGTCAAGCCTGGCGTAATTGACGATATTCACGCCGACCTAGCGCAGTACGTCATTGACAAACGATACTACATGTCGGCAAAGCGATTCGTTAAGCAACATCCGTTTCCGATCGAAGAAGCTCCGTACAAATTCGCGTATGATCGTGGCTCAAGCGATGGGAAAGTGTTTATTTTTCGATTAACATCGGAATAAGTCGTTTGGCTATCGCTTCTACAACGTTTACAGTAACCGCATTGCCGGCCATTTTGTACAATTGCGAATTGCTAATTCCGGCGGCAACGAGTTTGTCGAACTCGCTGTCGGGGAAGCCTTGGAGTCTGAATGTTTCCCTCGGAGTTAGTTTTCTGATTCTGTACCGTTTTTCTTGAATAGAGGGTCTCCATATTTCTTGAATCTGATGTAATGCTTGTTGCAATAACCGAGACCCTTTTGTGGTTTCCCGCATATCTTGCAAGATTTTTTCGGCCGATGCGTTTTGACATGACAACTCCGACATAACGCTTGCAAGTTCTCGGGCGAATTGTTCTTCCAATTCTCGTCCTTGTGATGTATTTCTACGTTCTTCGTCGAGCCACATATCTCGCACATTTCCGCTTTCTTTATCTCTCGCGCCCATTTGTGCGCTGTGTACCAACTTGGATCGTCCGTTATCTTCCGCCCTTTGAATGATTTCGCCATACAATTTCTGTCGCAATATTTCCGACGATTGAAGTGAATTAAGTACTCTAAATCTCCATTCGGCAAACGTTTCCTCTCCAATTTCTTTCCGCAAGTTTCGCAATATCTTAATGGTGTTTCTTTCTTTCTCGCAGACATCTATACCACCTTTCTTTAATTGTTCCTCCGCAATCTTAGGTTCACGATGCCCTCCGCCCATTGTCGTTGCGTCGTGGCCTTTTAAGTCGATGTGACCGATCATATTAGGCATTATTTCTTCCGCGATAGGACGCGGTTGTTTATAATCTGTAGCGTTTAATGTCCCCGCTATTCCATTAGCACTCCACACATCATCACGTTGCCCGTGTCGAGTGCAATTAGGTGGTTTTAAATTTCCTACAACATCTATTTCATCGGTATCCTTTAATCCGCGTTCTTCCAACTGCGCAACCAACTTCGCCGTTTTCTCTTCTCTCAAATAATACTTTTCATCTACGTTATCTTCGAGAATATCTCGCAGCCTTGTCGTCACTTCCGTTTGTGGCGGCCAATCGAAATTAAACGTTTTAACACCGTCTAACTGCGCTATTCTTCGTTTAGCTTTCGCAACAACGTTAGTTCCCTCGATTTTCCACGGTTCGGGATTGATTAAATCGTCACGAATCGCTATAATGAAAATACGTTCTCTATTTTGTGGAACTCCGAAATATTTCGAGTTCAGTACGTTAAAATCAACAGTATAACCAATATCACATAATGTTTGAATAATCGTGTTTAATGTTTTACCTTTATCGTGACTGACTAATCCTTTTACGTTTTCGGCGAGAATGACCTTCGGCTTTTTAGCTTTCGCAATACGCGCCATTTCGAAAAATAGTGTGCCGCGCGTATCCTCGAAACCTAACCGTTTACCTGCTACCGAAAACGCTTGACAAGGGAAACCTGCGACAAGTAAATCGTGATCAGGTACATCATTTTCGTCTATTTCTCGAACGTCACCTTTCGGTTTTTCTCCATATAAAATTTCGTAGGCTATTTGATTCCATTGTGTCTTTACTGTTGGATCATACTCACTAGCCAATACACATTTACCGCCTAGTTTGTTTAGTGCCTGTTCGAAACCGCCTACTCCGCTGAATAATGAAACGTAAGTGAACGTCAATGTACCACCTCCGCCAGTATTCGATCAATCTTCGCGCACAATTCGTCAACCGTCCCGTCATTCACTACTTCGTAATCCACCGCGAAAGTATCAACGAGCAATTCCGTTTCGTGCGCCAAGTCCGCTTCAACAAAATCATCACCGTCTTTTCTCGCACGTTCCAACCGCAATTCATCTGGCGCAGTAATACGCACAAATACGAAACCTTCTCGTTTCAGCCGGTCATATTCGTTTTGTTGCCGCACGTCCTCGATCAAAATTCGCAAGCAATTTTGCGCCAAATAATCGTCAACCTTTCGCATGGTTGCGTCAA